GCTGTAAACGTCACGATTGAAGTTGAAGTAACGCCGGTTAATGAATCTGGTGCAGCCATTGGCAATCCAATGCTGAAGCAGATCATCCTAAAGGGTTCAGCAAAGTCACGTCAGACAGTTGGTGCAACACTGGATATGATGACATTTCAGGGTCGCTGTAGTGTCCGCGCACGCCGTTTAACACCAACACCGGCAGTTACAACAGTAGTTGATGAAGTAAAGTGGCAGGCGCTTTATGGTGCTTATCCCTTGCAAAGCACAGTGTATGAACATGAAACGGTTTTTCGTGCACGTACTTATGCAACGACCGGAGCTTTATCTGTTAAGTCCCGTAAGATCAATTTCGATCTTCAGCGAATGTTGCCGACCTATAAAAATGGGGCTATGACGACAGAGCTATTTCCAACATCAAGCTTTGCTGATGCACTGGTTTCAATGGCACTGGATGACAAGATTGGCCGCCGTACGATCGACGAAATAGATCTGGAAAATATCTATCGGACTTATAACGATGTAGTGGATTATTTCGGTACACCACTAGCGGCAGAGTTCTGCACCACTATTGATGATACAAACCTATCTTTTGAAGAACTGGTCACCAATCTTTGTGATGCCGTGTTTTGTACCGCATATCGGCAAAACAATAAACTCAAGCTTTATTTTGAACGGCCAACTGATAACTCGGTAATGCTGTTTAACTTCAGGAATATCATTCCGGATAGTTACAAGCATGATCTTACCTTTGGCGTGATGGATGACTACGATGGACTGATCTATGAATACACGGATCCGACCGACGATAGTCGTATTAATATCTATTTGCCGGACAAAGGAGCAAAGAACCCAAAAGAAGTGAAGTCAGTTGGTGTACGGAACAAGTGGCAAGCTCATTTCAATGCTTACCGGCTTTGGAACAAACTTCGCTTCCAGCGTAAATCCATCACCTTTGATGCAGCGCCTGAGTCTGAATTACTGGTTTTACGTGACCGGATTGCTGTAGCGGATTATCGCAATGGTATTCATCAAAGCGGGGAAGTGGTACAGCAAGAAGGTTTAATCCTCACCTTAAGCCATGATGTAGATTTCATTGCAGGCAAGAGCTATGTGATTTATCTGCAGATGGGTGATGGTACCGTAGACCTAATTCCTGTTACCGCTGGATCTGCTAAGAACAAGGTGGTTTTAGACCGTTTGCCGAACAGTGCATTAAAGCTAAGTCCAGATGATTTTGTTAATACTATCTACACCGTAGTTAATGACGATACCAAAGGCTCATTGCCTTATCTGGTTGCAAAAAGAGAACCGGCTGACCAGTTCTCTAATACAATTACTGCAATTAATTACGATGAACGTTATTACCTCAATGACAAGGACTTTATTGATGTGCCGGTAGATGATTCACCGATTTATATTCGATATGACCAGCTTGATATTAATCTGGCACGTTTATATCAAATGCAAAGAGGTGATTTACCAACGACTGGCGAAATCAGTTTTGTAGTTGAAGCAGGTGCACTGGTTTCAAGTTCAAGTTCTTATCGACCGGAAACCAGATTTGTCTATAAATTCGACTATAACTCTAGTCCTGCAAAACGAGAGTATATCGTTCCAGCTGCCTCAGAATTACCGGCGATAGATACAGGGGAGTTCCCGCCCGATCTGGTGGTAAATCTGACTATTAAAGGTGCTGTTGTTGGACGTGGTGGTGATGGAGGATTGCCACATTTGGCATTTGGTGCATGGTCTACCGATCCTGATTACACCTTTACCAAAACCCGCCGTGATGGGTTTCAGGGAGCACCCGGTTTATTAAACCAGCACAGCAAACTAAATCTGATCATTGATGGAGGGACGTTAGCTCGAGGCGGATCTGGTGGTGGCGCAACACCAAGCGGTATTTACACTGAGTTAGCATATGGGGTCCAAGGTATACCCGGTGGAGCTGGTGCGCCATTTGGACGGGTCATGACGGGACAGCCGATTTCAAATGACTCGCAAGACTGGCGTTGGTACTTTAATGGTGACTTTATGGTTGTCAAAGTAACCGATGCCGAAGCTTCGGTACCCGGTAAAGGTTACCGAACCCAAAATGACCGCTATGGATCTCCATTATCAGGTGATGGAGGAAACTGGGGCCAACTAGGTACCAAGTCTACCAATGATGGAACGTGGAACTGGCAATACCATGGCACAACTGAAGGTCAGCCGGGGCCGGGTGGACCTGCAATTGTTGGGGTGGCACCTCTAACAACTCAATTGATTAACGGAGGGAAAATCTTACAAACCCTTTAAACTTTAAAAGAACTTTGAGCACCCAATTCGGGTGCTTTTTTATTGTCTGAAATATCTGGAGATATTAATGGAACCAGTTTCCACTAGCGGTTTAACAGCAATTTTAAAATTTTATGGCGCAGCAATTATGGTGACTTTAGCGGTCGCTTTAGTTGCAGCAGTTGTATTGATGACACGTATGCCGCGCTCACCACAAGAGTGGGCCGTAGGCTTGATCTGTACGGTTGTATCAAGTCTAGCGGGTGGTTCATTCATTATTGTGAAGTGGGGGCTTCATGAATGGGTTACTGATGTATGGGGGATGATCGCACTTGGTGGATTCTTCTTTGTTTGTGGATTACCCGGTTGGGCTTTAGTCCGTTGGATCTTTAATTTCATTGACAAACAGGAAGGTAAAACGATCGTTGAAGTGATCAAAGAGTTTAAGAAAGCCAGAAAAGACATTGAAAACAGCTAATGCCGCCTTCGGGTGGCTTTTTTACGTCTAAAGGAAAGTGAAATGAAAATTGAACAATATCTTGATGATTTGATTAAACGCGAAGGCGGTTATGTAAATAATCCAGTAGATCGAGGAGGTGCTACCAAATACGGTATTACTGAAGCTGTAGCACGTGAAAACGGCTATAAGGGCAATATGAAAGATTTGCCTCTTGATGTGGCCAAAGCAATTTATCGGAAACAGTACTGGATAGAGCCACGTTTTGATCAGGTTAATACTCTTAGCTCTGCAGTAGCTGAAGAACTTTTAGACACTGGTGTGAACTGTGGTATCAACTTTGCAAAACCACTTTTACAACGTGCTTTGAACTTGCTTAACAATCAAGGTAAAGCTGGTTATGCAGACTTGAAGGTTGATGGCGTTTATGGTTCTAACACTTTAGGAGCTCTAAAAACTTACTTGGCCAAACGTGGCAAAGAAGGCGAAAAGGTCTTAGTGCGCGTGTTAAATATTATGCAAGGCCAACGATACATTGAAATCTGTGAACGTAATAAAAGCCAAGAGCAGTTTTTTTATGGCTGGATCGCTAACCGGATCGGCTAGCATGAATGTCTTTCAATGTAAGCGAACTAAGCTTGTTTCTTTCATTACGGTACTTTGTATTTTGTTCTCAGGATGTACAGCTCATACGATCAATAACAATGTGAATGTCTCTATTTGCGTTAAAGCGATTTAAAAAAAGCCCTGAATGTTCAGGGCCTTTTAATCTATTTTTCAAATTCAACATCATAAAGTGATGTTAAAGTAGCCTTTAATTTTCTATCTTTAGTTTCTGCAATGTACTCTTGCATTTTCTCTTTATACTCAATGTGTCCAGCTTTATATTTTGCATATAAGTATGAGAACTCGCCTATCTTATAATCAAGGTCGGACTTGTTTTCCGATTTGTCTAGTTCCACTTTTAGAACCTCTGCAACATGGTCATAGCACTTATTAACCACAGTTGCTTCTATCCCTTGCATGGTAAATAACTGACATCTAAATGTAAGTCTTGCGGTGTCATTTGGCTTCTCCGCAAGTTGCTTATCATTCAATGTGTGTGCTCTCTCATAGTCATTCAAAATCATATAAATATTCATTTGAAGTAGTTCACGTTTATGTTTGTCCGTGATCTTGTCTACATCGGGAAGTATCTCGCGCATGTGTTTCTGAAAGATTTCTTTATCTTCCATAGAGTATTTTTGAATGTATTCATTATGCTTATCAATAATCTTCTTATCTTCGGCTGACAACGGCTTAGGTGATGTAATTTCGCTTTGTTTTGCACTATCCGAAGCATTACTACAGCCACCAAGAAATGATGAATAAATAATAAATAGGGTTAAAAACTTTTTCATACTTATGTTTGAGTCTGCTTTAAGAGATATACCTTTTTCTGAACCACATTTAGGTTAAATTATTATAAAAAGCCCTAAATAATTAGAGCTATTCTAATATATGGACATAAAAAATGTTCTTAAATGAAC